CTGCAGGAAATGGACCAAGAAGAACATCTCTTATAGCAGACAAATTAGATTCTTATTTAGTTGGAAAATCTGTATCCACAGTCAGTGGTAATAGCACTCAGTTTAACAAAAGTGCTTTAGCATATGTAGGACTTGATACAGTCAATTCTGCTTTATATAGAGCTACTTACTCAATCCCGTTTAATTATTTTGGAGTTTAAAACATGGCACATATTACCTCAATTGGCGCAGGTGTGTTTTCGGACTTGGCTGTTGCAACGCCAACTTCCGATTTCTCTGCTTCCGCATTAGCTGCATTAGATACTGCCGCAGAATTTCAAGCGATTTTCGCTACTGAAATTGATACTGTTGGTGGTACTAAAGCAAGTAATACCTTTACACGTATTAAAAACGTTCGTGAGTTTCCTTCTATGGGTACTCCTCCTAACGTTGTTAACGTTCCAGTTTATGGTTCTAAGACATCTCAACAGATTCAAGGTCAAGCTGATGCTCCTTCTATGGAAATCACTTTGAACTTTGTTGCTTCTGATTGGGCTAAAGAGAGCACTAATATTCTTGGTTCTATGGTTGGTGATGGTATTCAGCACGTTTTCCGCTTTACACTGATGAATGCTGCACCTACTGGTACTGGTGCAACAAGATATGCGTCTACTAGTGGTGGTGTTGGTACTGTTCAAAACAGCCAGTACTACTGGATTGGTAAATTGGAAGCATTGTTAGTTAACCCACAGTTAACTGACGCTAATACTGCTACTATTACTATTACTGTTCAATCTGATTTTTATGGTGCTTACACCATCTAATTGGATTTAATGATTAGGGTGTATTTTGTTAGAATACTTAAATGACAACATTAAAGTTGGCCCCAATTTATATATAAGAGATATCATGATACAAAATCAAATTAAACCATTTAGCCAAGGTTATGTATTAAGAACTACGGCTAAGCATATGCGTAAAAGCATCGATATCAGTATTAGAAAGACCTTCGAGAGAGTATCTGAGTTTGCAGACGATCAGAGCAAATCTCAAGAAGTATTCCAAACCCTAGCATTTCTGCACACTATGAGGAAGCAATTAGATGACTTCCAAGCTCAAAATTCCAACAATTTCAAAGGCGAATAAGATGGCTACAGAAGGTATGAAAGGCTTAGTAGGTCGTAAGATGACTAAGACCGTAAAATTTATGAGCGAAGATATTAAAATCGCTAAGCTCAGCGTTGCTGAAGTAATGAATATTCAAGAAAAAGCAAAAGGCATCGAGAAGGATGAAGCTGAAGGCTTTAATATTTTGAAGACAGTTATCAGAGCATCTGTTGAAGAAGCTCGTGATCTAGCTGACGAAGACTTTAATAATTTCCCTCTCGATGAATTGTCGAAACTATCAAATGAAATTATGAAGTTTTCTGGCATCGGACAGGAAACGGGAAAGTAATACTAGCAGATGAAGAGTTATCTGTATATGAGATAGCTTATCATCTGCGTATTCCTATTTATGAACTTGCTGAGAAGATGACTTACGAAGAACTTTTAGCATGGATGAATTATTTTGAAAGAAGACCTGTTGAATGGCGATCTGATGATCGTGTTTATAAGGTCTTACAAACACAAGGTGTTAAAGAAAAGCCATGGCAATTATTTAATTCTCTTGGTCCAATATATCAGCCTCCTCAAGCTCAAGTAGCAGAAGAAGGTATGATAGGGGCTAATTTCAAGAAATCCTATTTGTTCTCTAAATTACTCTCAGCAAAAGGTGGAGATACTATACCGCTATGAAAGTAAAAGGAATCCAACAAACAATGAATGGTATTAAAGTCGAATTTAATGACTTTGTATCAAACAGAAAAAATAAAATTATAAATACGACTTTAGAGGCTTTAAAGGAAGCAACACCAGTTGACACAGGTCACGCCAGAGATGGTTGGACTTCAACTGATAATTCCATTAAGAATGAAGTAGATTATATTTCTATTTTAAATCAAGGTACTTCAGACCAAGCCCCAAAATATTTTATAGAAAAAACAGTATTGGCACAGCAGGGTGTTAGCCCTAGTGGTATAATTGTGAAAAATATATAACACCATCCCCCGCTAGAGTAGATAAAATTATCTGCTTTGGTGGGGTTTTTAATTGAACGGAGCTATTATGTCAGGCATTCTAATTGATGTAGAAGCAAGGACAGCGAAAGCTGAACAGAATCTTGCCGATATAAATAGATCTCTTTTAAATATTGAAAAGAGCACTGTAAAAAGCTCAGAAGCTTTGAAGAATATGTTTAGGCAACTTGGCGGTTTAGCTGCTGGTGCTTTGTCATTATCATACATTAAAAACGTATCAACAGAGTTTACTGATTTAGGTAATAAGATTGCGGTAGTAACTGGTAGAACAGAAGAACTAGTTAATACGCAGAAAGCGCTATTTAAAATAGCCGAACAAACAAGAGGTTCTTTACAAGGAACCGTAGATGTCTTTTCTTCTTTTGGAAGATCATTAAAATCACTTAATGCGCCAACAGAAAAGATTCTAAGAGTAACAAAAACAGTACAAGAGGCACTAGCAATAACAGGTGGTAGTGCACAAGCAGCTAATGCAGCTATTGTTCAATTAGGACAGGGTTTAGCTTCTGGCACACTCAGAGGTGAAGAATTAAATTCTGTGTTAGAACAAGCTCCTCGTATTGCACAAGCAATTGCAGATGAATTAGGTGTTGCACAAGGTAAATTAAGAAGTCTTGCTGAAGATGGTAGGATTACTTCTGATGTTGTATTTAGGGCATTACTACATCAATCTAAAGCAATTGCAAAAGAGTTTGAAAACATTGCACCTACTCTTACGCAAGCAACTACATTCCTGAATGATTCAATAAAGATATATGTAAATGAATTAGATAAAGGTCTAGGATTATCTGCTAGACTAGGGATGAACACTTATAATTTAGGTAAGAGTATTCGGAATGCGTCTGATGGTGCTGAAGCTTTTGGAATAAGAATTGCATCAACCTTTAATAAGATTACTAGCGGTATTGCTTTAATTGGTGGTCCACTTGTAGATATTATAAAGAGTCTTGGTCAACAATTTAGTCAGGCCTTTGGCGGTACATTTCTCACAAGAACACTTAAAGGTGATCTAAGAGAAGCTGCTAGAAATTTTGATGATTGGACTGGTGGCTTAATCTCGTCTTTCAATAGATTTAATCTTGTTGACTTACTTGTAAGTAAAAGTGATATACAAGTAGCAATTGATCGTTTAAAAGGACTTAGTCCAAAGTATTGGGCTGGTTCTGGATTCGATGTTAAAACAATTCAAAAGTTTTTCAGTAGAGAAAATTTAGTTGCATATGGTGATGCATTTAAACAATTAGCAGTTGCAGTTGCGGGTAATACAGATACAATTGGCGGTAGAATTACAGGCGTATTTAAGGATATTGATTTTGGATTTAAAGCAATATCTCGGTATTTTGGCTTTCGGTTAGACACTCTTTTTACAGTTAAGAGTGGTAACTTAGAAAACTTCTTAACAAGTTTGACGCAGATAATCAGAGGAATCTCTGGTGTTGGTGTTAAGATATACGATATACGAGGTATCATTAGAGATACTTTCTATCCATCTATAATTGGATTAAACGCAGCTATCATTGATTCGTTTTCTGTTGTGGCAAAACAAATTGCTGTTATAATCCTTGTTATTTTAAAAGGAATTATCTCTTTAACAAGAGGTGCAATTCAATTATTTAGAGATGTATTTACTTCTATAAATATTAAGAAAACATTTGAAGATGCTACTGAAAATACTATAAAGTTCTTTAAAGCTATACAAGATAAAGTAAGTTTAAAGAATGCATTAGATGCAATCAAATCTTTTGGTCGTGATGTTGTAAATGTATTTAAAGATATTTATGACAAGGTCATTGGTAATTCTTGGTGGACAGATACAGTAAATGAGGTTGTAAGTTCATCTGACAAGCTCTGGGATAAAGCAAGTGCTGGTTTGAATAAATTTAAGACTAATACTATTAATATATTTAAAAATATATTTAATAAAAATAAAAGTCTTTCATTTAGTTTTGGAGATATTAAAACTTTAGACTTAAGTTTCAAATCTTTCAAAATGCCAGTACTTAAAACAGATAGTTTAAAAGAAGACTTTATTGATTTAGCTTTAAAAGTTAAAGAAGTGTTTAAAGATTTGTTTGCAACATTTCCATTGCTACTAAAGGCAAGTATTGCAGGTATCGGTGCTCTTGTTGTTGGTTTGTTATTTCCTGCTGGTTTAATTAAGACTGTTCTTGTTGGAACATTACTTTCAAGCTTAGCTACAAGTTCTACTTTGATTGCAGAAGAGTTTGGAGCAGCACTGACTGGAAAAAGCTTTGTTTACAGAGTAGCAGAATCACTAGGTAGAGTTGCTGGTGCTTTTGTTAGATCTTTGATAGAAGAAACTCCAGCATTTTTAAGCGCATTGCTTGGTGTTGTGTCTGGATTTGTACGTGGCTTTGTTGAGGAACTTCCTATTATTGGAAATGCTATAAAAAGTTTATTTAGCGTAGGCGATAAGTTTGGAGTTAGTGGACCATTAGGGTTAATTGGTGCTTATTTCTTAGGTAAAGGCGTTTTATCTGTAGCTGCTATTTTTGGTGGTAAGGTAGAAATATTTGATAGCCTTGGAAAAGTATTTGCATCAATTTCAAAGTATGTTACTGGTAATGGTGATGGTTTAATTTCTAAAGCATTATTTGGTGGCTTTGGTGCTGCTAGAACTGTTGGTGCCGTTGGTTTATTACTTTCTAGTCTTGGTATTTTTGACTCTATCTTTGCTGGTTCTACATTAGCTAAGTATGCAGTTGAAGGTGGTTTACTTTACACACTATTCGCAGGTAATGCTGGTGTTGGTAAAATCGTAGACACTATTGGAAGTAAAGTAATTGGACCAATATCTGAAGCATTAAAAGGTCTTGCTAAAGGCATGACTGCCAATACTACACTATATGATATTTTCTTTGGCAATACAGGTACTTGGGTTGAAAGAGGCTCTGTTGTTATTAAGTCAGTACTAGATCAAATTAGTGCTGCTGTAGTT